GTATTCCGTATAGAATACCACCATCAGTTGATTACAATCCAACTTATGACCTGTTTACCATCAAAGTATTTAATTCTCAACCTGAAGTTTATACAGCATCTACTTCCGCTAACACGGTTAACCTCCACTTAATACCTGGTCAGTATTTTGTGAAAATTTATGAACAACAATCTACAACTAATCTCAATCCTAACCTATCTTATGATGTAGTATATGAAGGGATTGCCGAGGTAATTAGTTCAGGAACATCAACAAATCAGGTTTCATATAGTGGAACTTCTGATATATTTATAGTATACGAAGGATGATTAATATAGAAAAATTCAATTTTGGAACGGATACCCTCACTAACTTTAAGGAGGTTATCAACCGTAATGAACTGTTTGTTCGTTGGGGTGGTGATAATATGTTTGTAGAGGAACTTTATCTGTTATTAGATGAAAGTCCAATACACTACTCAGCCGTGGCTGCTCGTGTTAATAACTGTGTGGGACAAGGTTATATAAATGATTACAAAATCAACTCAAAACAATGGTTAAATGACATCAACAAACAGATGTTCTTTGAATTAATTGTTACAGGTAATCTATTCGTAGAAATAGTATGGCGTCAATCGCGAGAAGAAGGGATTGCTGGTTTCCATGTTATTCCTTCAAAGTATATGAGAGTCCACAAGCCTGAAGAAATGGGTGGAGATGTCACCAAATACCTTTATTGTCGTGATTGGGTGAATTGGAGAAAGGCAGGAATTGTTGAGTTCCACGAGTTTAATCCAAAAGATTATACAAATCGTCAGATTGTTCATATCAAGATGTATCAACCAGGTTATGAATACTATGGTGTTCCATCATATTTGGCTACGATTAACGACATTAAGTTAAATCACCAAATTACTGTCTACAATCTTTCAAACCTTTTGAACGGCGCTAATCCCTCACTTTGGGTGCATTTCAATGTTCCTGCACCAGATTCTCAATTAGAACAAAACCAAATTCTACAATCAATCGAAGACCGTTATGTGGGTTCTGATAAAGCGGGTAGAGTGGTAGTTTCTTATGGAGACCAAACTGAAAAACCTGATATTACACAAATCCAATCAAATCTTCAGCAAGGTTTTTATCAAGAAGTGTTTGAGTTGGTCCAGCATCAGATACTAGCAGGTCATAATATACCTGATGCGTCGATAATCGGACTGCCGTCAAGAACAGGATTTAGTTCATCTGCCGACCAATTAGAGACAGCATTTAAAATATTTATGAATACATCAATTATTCCAACTCAAAAGTTCTTAAATAGAGAATTGGAGCCGTTGGTACAGTTGATTTATCCTAATGAAGAAATATCCCTTACAATACAACAAAATAGTTTACTATGAACAACATAATGATGATATCCGAAGAATTGTTGAAGACCTATACCGCTATCAACGACAATGTGCAAACTGACGAGTTAAGATACTGTATTCTTACCAGTCAAAATATTCAAATTCAAGAGACCTTAGGGACAAATCTATACAATAAAATGTTAGATTTAATTAGAACAGGGGATATCTCATTAACTGTTAATTCAAACTATAAGACCTTATTGGATAATTACATTCAACCAGCGTTGATTAATTATTCTTACTACATGGCACTTGATAATTTTATGGTTAAATTCATGTCAGTAGGTTTGGTTCAAAATCGTTCTGAACAGGGAAACTCAATAGATTTTAAGACATTCCAATTCTTAAAGAGTAATGCCAAAGACCAAGCAGAGTTCTCAGATAACCTTTTAAGAAGACATCTCATCTTCCGTAGTGGTTTGTATCCTGAATACAATAATGGTAACTTAAATGACGGTCAATTACCTCCTGAGACCAAAACTGCGTTTGCTTCGAGTATCACATTACCTGGTACAGGTTATTATTGGAGAAAAAAGATAGGTTCTAATAACTTTAACGCTCTTGGAGCATTATGTTGTGGTTCTCAATTCCCAACTTGGTATGGACACTCAAACAACTCGTAAGATGGAGAATAAGGACATTGTAGCAAACACCACCACGATGGCAGCAGTATTTGCCTATCTAATGAAATTTCAAGGGGAACTGACCCTATTGTTATTACTGACTGGTTTAGTTATTAACATCATCAGGATTTGGGATAGGTTCAAGCACAAAAAAGGGGAGAGACCGTAAACTCCCCCCAACTAATATGAATAATTGACACAACAGAGACGGTTTTAATTTCCTCGATATTCTGAATTTAGAAATTCATCCAACTTTTCAAATTTTGATATCATTTCTTTCGAATATCCGTTAATTACAAAATCTTCCAACATTGTTGTTGTTTTAATGATATCGGTTAGGCTTGGGCATATTTTACAAGAATTAAAATATTCCAGTGAAAATTTACTCATCGATTGACGAATTATTTGACGGTCTTTGTCGGTTGCGATTGTTTTTGACATGTTCTATGTTTTTTAAAGGTTAAAAATTCTAATTCTTCTTTCATTTGTTTTCTATCACCATAAAAAATGGGGATGGATTCTTGGTATTGTGTCTTACTTTTTTTCATATATAAAGTATAGATATTTTATATATAAAAGTCAAATGAATTTTAAATATGTTTCCAAGTTTTTCTCTTCAATATATAATGTAATGTATTTCTTCCAATACCTAATTCTTTAGCTTTTTTTGTAACACTATATTGACCTATGTTTTCTCTCAACCAAATTACAATCTCATCATTTAATTTACTAGCCTTACAATTTTCACCTACTTTAACTCCTATTCTACCGTCTACCATATGTGTAGTTACTTCATCAATCCAACCATTATGAAGAGCTGATTGGTATGCGGGATTTATTCCTTTAGTATCACATGCTCTTGCCCATTCAGTTCTCGTATTGTATTTCAAAGCCTCTTGATGAACTTCCTCTTTTGTCCATTTTTTACCGTGTTTAGCATATCCCATATGTGAAGTAATTTCATCATACCATCCTTTGCGTTGAGCATAAACTGTCATATTTTTATTTTCTTTAATAAATTTTTTACGACTTATGTATTTTTTAGCAATTTGATGAATTTGGTCTTTGGTCCATGAAATTCCACCTCTCCATTCAAAATATTCTTTGATTTCTTCATAGATACCCAATCTTTGTGCAGCACCAACAGCACCTTTATATTTATTCCAAAACTCAGTTATAGTTTTACATTCACAATTCATTGCAGTTTCTCTAATTTTTTCTTCATCCCATGACTCTAATTTATTATCCATATGAGAACAAATTTCATCTATCCATCCTCTTTTTATTGATTTAGCATAATGTGTGGGACATGACTGACCAAATTCCCAACGGTAATTATATTTTAATGCTTCCTCAGCACAAAGTTTTTTTGTTATTCGTTCATTATTACCACCAGCTTCACCTCCATCTGTTTTATTCAAAACAGTCCAACCCATATCTCTATATTTTTTAATTAGGTCTTTTTCCATTTGAAGAACAGTTTCTAATTCAATGTAATCTGTAAGTTCAATATATACTGGTTCTTCATTATTTTCATTTCTGTAATCAGCAACAATAGAATCAGTATATTTGTGTTGCCATAATCTTTGTGTTCTATCATTGGTAATACCGATGTATATAACATTATTTTGGAACTCATAAGTATAAAGTAGTTTTTTATACCAAGTTCCCTTAGGGGTCATATGAGATACAATACTCTCATAAAATTCTTTACCCTGTTTACGAGCCCACTGCCAATAAGCATTATCACCTCTTTTGAAATCAATACGGTGTTTATACTTTTTTGCTACCTCAGCCGCTTCTTCTCTATTTCTATTGTATCTTATCATTTTGTTTATTCTTTAATTCTTTCACAAACATACGGCGAAGTTTTGAACTGCACAAACTCAGATGAAAAAAAAATGAAATATTTATTGGTATGAAGGAATTTGTTAAAAAGTTGTTGGGTGATGGGACAGACATCTCATCCAAGAGATTTTGGGGGAGCGTTACAATGATTGTAATGTTGGTGTC